AGGCTGGACTGTCAAAGCAGGAGTTAATTGACCTTGCCGCTGATTATCAGGAGTTCCTAGTAAATAACGCCGATAGAGCAGAGGCGTTCTTAGAGTTCGACTCACAGATTCTAGGCAAGCCATGGATAGAGCAACAGCGTCCTTTCTTTAGTAACGACCCCAAACTATGGGTCATCTGGCATCAAGAGTATGGAATACAGAACCTCAAAGAACTCTCTGAGCAATTCCAAACTGTTGCAATACCCAATGAAGAGATTGAATCAGTAACTAATCTGGCAGGTATTACCAGAGCCTATGAACGCCAATATGGAACCAAGTATCATGCCATTGGATGTGCCAAGCCAGACAACTTGAGACAGATACCATTTGCCACAGCCAGCACATTGTCATGGTTATCGCCCATGAGAAGAGGCGAGACCATCGTCTGGGATGGAACGAAGTTAGTTAGATATCCCAAGAAGATGAAGGACCAAGCCAGACCTCGCTACAAGGCTATTGTGGAAGGTGCAGGGCTAGACTATTCAGAGTTTATAAACGATAGTACCCTTGAAGCCACTAGGGTTGCCGTGTGGTCGTATCTACAGTTGGAGAAGTCAATGGATAAGAAGAGACCCGATTTACACATCATTGAGGGCGGTAAAAAAGAAGAAGTATCTGATAACAACGATACACCCCTTATGTCGGGTTTGATGGAATTAGGGGAGTACCTTTCTGATAACAGTGGTGTGGAAGGGCGGAAAGTGGAGCGAAGTGGAGTGGTTCCACGAGCCCCTGAAGAGATGCAAAATCTTCCTGTATTTGGGTTTAATGTAAAGACTGTAGTAGAAACCGATGAGAATGGGAGAGACGTACTCAAAGATGTACCCGTCATTCAAACGCAGAGTGGTTCAATTCGTCAGTGCAACACTTGCTTTGTCGCTGCTAATTGCCCTGCTTTCAAGCCTGATAACTCTTGTGCCTTCAATCTTCCAGTAGAAGTAAAGACCAAGGAACAACTAAAAGCCCTGCTCACAGCCATAATTGAGATGCAAGGACAACGTGTAGCGTTCATGCGTTTTGCCGAAGAAATGAACGGCGGATACGCAGACCCGAACGTTTCACAGGAGATTGACCGCCTGTTTAAGTTAGTAAATCAAGTCAAAGAGATGGAATCCAACAAGGAGTTCATTCAAATAACCGCCCAAAGACAGAGTGCTGGAGGAGTTCTTTCAGCCATATTTGGTGACAGAGCACAGGCACTTCGTGAGTTACCAGAGACGCTTAAAGAGGACACAGTTACAAAGATTATCTCTGAATCAATCGAAGAGTAATCTGATAACAGCAATTATCAGGGCATGAAACACGGTTTACCCTGTGGTTTTGTTCTTGGAACTAAATTAAGTTAACAAGTGCGTGATAGGGTTTTGCCATTCAGAATATGCATCCCTCTGAGGGGTATTTAATCAACTAGAGAAATAGTGGGGTCTTATGAATTACTTTTCATTCAAATTGGCAGATGACTTTGTTGCTCAGTATAAGGAAAAGAAATCGCCATTCGGGTATCGAGATGCTGGTGGCAATTCGGTAGGAGAGATTACCTTCCTTCGTACCTATTCTCGCCTCAAGGCAGATGGTCAGAAGGAGACATGGGTCGATGTATGCGAACGCGTCATCAATGGCATGTATTCACTTCAGAAAGACCATGCCAAAAGTCAGCGTCTTCCATGGTCTGATGCCAAAGCAGCAGCCTCTGCTAAGGAAGCCTTTGACCGATTGTTCAATCTAAAATGGACACCACCAGGACGAGGCCTATGGGTTATGGGCACACCGCTTGTAAATGTCCAACGAAACTCAGCAGCATTGCAAAACTGTGCATTCGTCTCGACTGGCTCAATGACAAAGACAGACCCAGCAAAGCCGTTCGCTTTCTTGATGGAAGCATCGATGCTGGGCGTTGGTGTTGGCTTCGATGACAAGGGCGCAGACAAAGACTTCACCATCTATGCACCACAAGGAGAAGTCGATTATGAAATCCCCGATACAAGAGAAGGTTGGGTTGAATCAACCGCAACGCTTATCAATGCCTACCTACGACCAGACTCTAAGGCTCCAAAGTTTGATTACTCAAAGGTTCGCCCAGCAGGAGAACCAATCAGAACCTTTGGTGGAACAGCAGCAGGTCCAGACCCGTTAATTAAACTTCACGATTTGATTCGTGGAATGTTTGATGGTCGTGCTGGTCAGAAGTTAACTCGTAGAGATATCGCAGACATTGGAAACATGATTGGTGTTTGCGTCGTCTCTGGCAACGTTCGTCGTTCTGCTGAGTTACTTATGGGTCGACTTGATGATGAAGAGTTCCTCAATCTCAAGAACTATGAAAAGCACCCTGAGCGTATGGCTCATGGCTGGATGTCCAACAACTCTGTTGAGGTTGCCGTAGGTCAAGACCTATCACCAATCATTGATGGCATTGCTCGTAATGGTGAGCCAGGTGTGATTTGGATGGATGTTTCTCGTCAGTATGGTCGCCTTGCTGACCCAATCAATAACAAGGACTGGCGTGTGGCTGGATATAACCCATGTGCAGAACAGTCCCTTGAGTCGTTTGAGTGCTGCACACTTGTAGAGACTTACCTCAATCGCCATGACGATGTAGAGGACTTCAAGCGCACTCTAAAGTTTGCATACCTATATGCAAAGACTGTAACGCTTCTTCCTACTCACTGGGAAGAGACCAACGCAATCATGCAACGCAACCGCCGTATTGGAACTTCTATATCTGGCGTTGCAAACTTTGCAGATACAAGAGGTTTGCCTGTATTGCGTGATTGGATGAATCAGGGCTATGAAGTAATTAAGGGCTACGACAAGACATACTCTGAATGGCTTGGTATTCGTGAGTCAATCAAGATGACCACAGTTAAACCATCAGGCACAGTCTCCATTCTTGCAGGTGAATCTCCTGGAGTTCACTGGTCAGTTGGTGGAAAGTATTTCTTGCGTGCTATTCGCTTTGCTAACAACGACCCTATGCTTCCGCTATTTAAGATGGCGAACTATAAAGTCGAGCCCGCAAATGAATCTCCTGATACGACTTCTGTTGTCTTCTTTCCTGTAAAGGCTAACGCTATACGTTCAGAGAAGGACGTAAGTATCTACGAAAAGATGGCACTTGCTGCTACTGCACAGAGATACTGGTCAGATAACTCTGTAAGTGTGACTATTAGTTTTGACCCTGAGACTGAGGCTTCGGCTATTGGTACGGCTTTGCATATGTATGACGGTCAACTCAAGACCGTATCCTTTTTGCCAAGTGGTAACCATGTCTATCCGCAGATGCCATACACACAAATCACTGAGGCTGAATACGAAGAAGCCACAATGAAATTGTTCCCGATTGATTTCAGTGGAGTTTATGCTGGAATGGCAGCAGACGCGATTGGTGAGGCGTATTGCACTACCGACGCATGTGAGATAAAGTTAATCTCAAACGCATAGCAAGCACTATGGAAAAAGCCCCCTTCATCAGGGGGCTTTCTCTTTTGCTATTGCTTTTGGTATGACTTTGCTTTTTAAGCCTTTACCTATTGCTTTCGCTATTTAGTTCTTGCCTTTGCCTTTTGCTATTGCTTTGGCTTTTGGCTTGGTGTTAGGGAACTTCGCTATCCATTCTTTGGTTCGCTGAGTCAATCCCTTCCACGCACTCCAATTCTTGCCGCCATCGCTCATGTGATAAGCGACTTGAGCATTGACCACAGGGTTTAGCAGTTCGGCATTGGAATCCAATCCAAACTTCGCTCGTCTATCCACACCCAACTCTCCTAGCATGTTTATCTGAAACAAGCCGTATGAGTTGTCGCCTGTTGAGGCGTTCCCATTATGTGCGAGCGGTCTACCTGTTGATTCCTTTTTGGCAACTGCCCATGCGACTTTCAATGCCTGACCTTCGAACCCAACCGCTTTGAGTAGGGCTACGAGTTCGGTATCACTCAACTTGTGAGAGTTCTCGAACTTGGCAAGCAATTTGTCGTTGGATTGTTGCTCTACGACTAGTGCTTCTGCTTTAGTCGGACTAAAGGCAGGAGTTACTCGACCTATTCCAAACGCCCCTGAGAGGAACGCGGTGGATAGAGCAAGCACCACTAACCGATTTTGTGTTTCTAGTTTCATCAGTTCTCCTAGCCCAGAAAGTCATTGACAACTTCACTCGCCTCTGATTTCTGGTGTCGAACGCGGTGTAAATAGCGTTCGGTAGTTTTTATGGATTGGTGACCCAACCTCTCCTTTACTTCATGGACATCAACGCCGTTCTTTAATAACTGCGTTGCGTTCGCATGCCGTAAGTCGTGAGTTCGTGGATTCCAACCCATTCCTGATTTGGCTATTGCTTTGTTCCAAATGGTTCTCCATGTATCTCGTGGCAGGTGACTCGGTTCATCAAGTATGACCTCACCCTTTTGGTATGACTTTGCTCTTTGCGACCTTCGATACTCTCGAACTATCGCTTTACAATCGTCACACCTACAAGACCCACTTGCGTAAGCCCTGAGCGTGCCATGTTGGAACAGTTTTCCGCCTTTCACGAATGGTCGTGAAGACTTATCTGCGCCACGAGAATCCTTTAGTTTATCTTTTGGTATGACTTTGCTTTTCTCAAAGACTAGGTCATCTTTCCCTATACGATTTAGCCTGACATACGCTTGAATCTCTTGTATTAGAGCCTTTGGTAGCACCACAGACCTCTTGTAACCCGACTTAGTGGCATCTACGACTAGGAATCTTTCTCCATTGTTACGCTTCTTGCCCAACTCGCTGACACGCCTCTGAATAAAAACTTCTTTTGTATTGAAATTAAAATCTTTTAATCGAATCTCGGTTGCTTCACCAAAGCGTGCGCCTGACGCGACTAGGAACTTGGCAAGTAACTTCGCACCTTCCGTCGGCAAGTGAGTAACTATCTTCTTGAACTCGTCGGGTTCGACAATGCCTGAAATGTCCGATTTGCCCACCTTGACCCTAATGCCCTGAGTTGGGTTGGTTTGGGCGATTTGTTGCTCTATGAGCCATTTATACAGAGAGCCCAAGATTGCCCTGATTTGGGCGATTGTGGCGTTTCCTACCCCCTGAGCCTTCAGTTCGCCCAAGAGTTCTCGGACT